CAACTGCTGAAGCGCGTACAGCAACAACAAGATTGGGTAACTATACTCAAATCTTTAAAAATGCTGTAGTCGTACCCGACACTGATGAAGGTCTAAACAAAGCAGGCCGTAGTCGTGAAATTGGGTATCACACTTTACGCATCGCAAAAGAGCAAAAGCTCGATATAGAAAAAGCTCTATTCGACAATAATGCACGGGCGGCGGGTAGCTCAACAGCTGCGCGCGAGCTTGCAGGCGCACCAGTGTGGCTAACATCAAATGTTGTTAAAGGTTCTGGCGGAGCAAACGCTAATGGTACAGGCTCAAACGCTCGTACTGATGGTACAAAATCTGCTCTTACTCAAGCTAAGTTTGATAGCGTAATGCAGTCAATCTGGGTAGCTGGTGGTAAACCAGACACAGTGTATCTATCAGCGTTCCAAATGAACATTGCTTTAGGCTTTACTGGTAACAACAATCAGCGTTCAGCAGTACAAGCTGGCGATGAAAAAGTTATCAAGTCGCTTGCTGTATATGTAACACCTTGGGGTTCTGTTGAGTTTCTGCCAAGCAGAGAAAACAGATCACGCGACGTATTCATCATGCAAGATGATATGTGGGAAGTTGCTACACTACGTGGAACGAAAAATGTTGCACTAGCAAAAACTGGCGACAACACAACACGTCAAGTTGTGACAGAGCTTACACTTTGCGCTAAAAGTGAAGCAGCTAACGGCATGATTGCTGACAACACTGATTCATAATTAATAATATAGTGAGGGCGGGCAACTGCCCTCACTGTCTTAACGGGAGATTAAAATGGCTACACCGCGTAAAGGCAAAGCTAAAGTTAAAGTCACTAAATCTGGCAGAAAAATTAGTTACGGCCAAGCTGGTAAAGCTAAAGATGGCGGGCCAAGAGTAAGGCCAGGGACATCAAAAGGCGACGCATATTGTGCAAGGTCTGCGGGGCAAATGAAAAAATCACCAAAAGCAGCTAAAGACCCAAACAGCCCATTAAGGCTATCTCGCAAGCGTTGGAAGTGTAGCGGTAAAAAATCTAAAAAGGCATAAAATGAGCAATTTATCTAATAAAATATCCGAAAAGATTTATCGTGAAGGCGATCAAATTGTTATTAAGAAAACATTTGACGCTGACCAGGCGAAACGTGACGCGGCTTACGCCAGAGAAGTTACTGAAAATAGCTTTGGGTCGGATTATAAGCATGTAGGCAATGTTGATATGGGTATGTTAGAAATTTGGCTAAAGCAAGCAGGGGTTAAATGGACTGATACTGAAGCCGTAAAAGAAGTAATTAAAAGCAAGCTTATGAGCAATGAATTTAGCGCTCTACGCGTATGGGATGGTAAATATTGATGGAAATTACTGATTTATGGAGCAGTATTCTTACCTTTGCGTTGGCTTTTGTCGGGTTTGTTTTGCGTGGCTATGTAGTAGAGGTGCAACGCCTGCAAATATTATTAAACAGAACAAGAGAAGATTATGTGACTAAATTGGATTCTTCACATGTTATGGCGCAAATAATGGGCAAATTTGACAAAATTGAAGAAAAACTTGATAGGTTAGTTGAAAGAAAATGACACGTTTATTCATAATAATGTCTTTTTTAATATTAGGGCTTGTTATAGGTAAATCTGCCTTTGCTGAAGACGATACAATAAAATCTGAAAGCACAGTGACGTCAAGTGGCTCAATGGACACTACAATCAATAGCCCGCCACCTTCTGCAATATCTCCACAAATTAGCAATAGTAATTCAGATTTATGTACTGTTGGTGTAGCTGGCGCCGTTCAAACGCAAATACTTGGCATTTCTGCTGGTCGTACAGTACGTGACATGAACTGTGAAAAATTAAAAAACGCCAAAACCATGTACGATATGGGGATGAAAGTTGCGGCTGTATCTGTAATGTGCCAGGACGAAAGAGTTTTTGAAGCAATGCTCAACGCGGGGACGCCCTGCCCCCACATGGGGTTGGTGGGCGATAAGGCTAGGGTTGCATGGGAAATGGAGTCTGTTAAAGATCAGATTGAGCGTGAGCAAAATAATCCGATGAGAAAGATTTTTAATGAAAATATTGAAACAAAAACAGGGCTTAGTGTTATTATTAGCACTTTGGCCTTCTTACTCTTTTTGTGACCCATACACTTATGGCGTTACTGGCAATGCAGTTTCTAGCTCATTAAGTTGGGGTATGCCTGACGTTTTACCATATATTCCTGGCATAGACATAAACGGATTAATTTACAGGTACACAGCTAAAAAAGAAACTGAAGCTGACATGAAAGTGCACATTGGTAATAAAAATATATCCAATGATGGATATATTTTTAAACACACGGATGATTGGTCAGGCGTACCGGGGAATAAAATTGTTAAGTCTTTTTCATTTAATAATATACCATCATCTAATTGGGGTACGGGCTCAATATCTGTTGAGGGCGATGGAAGCGTAGAAGACGCAGTTGTAATATATAGCTTTAGAATTGATGAATGTTTTGATGAGCAGTCAAATCCGAATTGCCCTGGTTACGTGAAGCCAATACCAAAATTGCCAGAATATGAAATATATGTCGCTACGGATGATGAAGATGTGCTCAATGCAATAGATGTTGATCTTGAGTATGAGTACGACGATGAAGGCAACATAATAACAGAAGATGAAGAAAAAGAAAAGGAAACGCGGCTTGAAATGGGATTAATGGCATCTGAAAATGCATTGACCATGTTCAAAACGCAAGGGCAGGCTGAAATCATCAATACTATGAACATGCAAACAGATATTGCTATGTACTATAATTCCACAATAAATGGTGGTATATACAATGATAAGGCTAAATTAGTTGACGGAAATATAAGTGACAATAAACGTGGTTTAAGGAATAATTTAGCACAACAAATTTTGCATGAACAAATGGTTGATATGCAATATAAAAAGTGAGGTTTAAAATGAAATATTTTACAATAATACTTACATTATTTGCTCTGCCTGTATCTGCAAATGTAGAGATAACAGGTAATGTAGCTGCCAAATGTATAATACAAACAACTAAATCTGGTGCATATGGAAACCCTATTGCCAGTAAACTTAGTACAACACCTGCCGATGGTGGTGTATTACCTATAATTAGATATGATGTGTCTATTGCAGATTCATATACAGCCAATATAACCCATCCAACAGCGTTTAGCTCATCGCCTTCACTATCTGATACAGTTGCATGGACAGGCAGTACAAGCGTTACTCAAACGTCTGTTTCTGGTATGTCAGCATATGAAGCGGCAAAAACTGTTGTTGGAAGTACAACAATATTTGATTTAACGCTAGCAGGGTCTACTTGGTTTAGCACTGCATCAAGTGCTACATATGGGTCTGCAAAGCCGTTTCCAGGTGGAACATACACGTCCGTTGTGCAGGCCAGTTGCATTGCGAAATAACATAATCATATTTCTTTTACTCTGGGCAACAGCACTTTCAAGTCACGAAATGACGCCTGCTTACCCAGAAGTAAAACCTTCTCACGTATTAGATGTGGTGAAAGTTGAAATGTCTTTGTTTAATTCAAGAGAAGAAATCCAATATTATCAAGTAGACTTATTTGATTTAAATTGGACAAATATACCTTTTTCTACAACCTACAGAATAATTAAAATTGCGTACAAAGAGAAAAAGGCATTTAATGTGTATATTAGGAAATCTGACATGGATGAAGCTGTATATTTGTGCACAACTTCAAAAGTTAGAAAATCAAACAAATCTAAAACACTTATTTCATCAAGAATATGTTCAAGATTAGATGGTGAGCCCGCATGAGACTTGCGTTAATATTTTGCACTTTAGCAAGTACGGCAATAGCAGAAAATAGCTCTTTGTCACTTGCGCTGCCGAGCCCACCAATGAACTACCAATCTGATAGCTTTTCTACAGGCAATATGAGGTGCAGTAATGCTGTTGGGGGCGGAGTAAACCTTGAATACGGCGTTACAGGCGTTTTATCTGGATTAGATAAGAATATGAGGGGGAAAGATATAGGCATATATGCACGTATTGTAATACCTCTTGATAAGCCAAAAGCACGTATAAATTGTGACGATTTATACCAAATAGAGCTAACGCAGCGTAAGTTGGAAATACAAAAATTACGTGACGAAATTGAAGCTTTAAAGAAAATGCAAAATGTTGATACAGCAATGGAATTTGAAAATTAATGGTTGATACGATTAAAATTGCAGATGATATTGATGGCCTGGCGGATCGCCAGATCAAGGCAGGGGGCATGAAACTTACAATGGGCTCTGTTATGGCTATATTTGCATTTTTATCCACAATAGTCGGCGGTCTGTACGGCGGATTTGTTCTATATCAAAAAATTGAAGCTGTAGCGGGGCTTGATTTAGACGAATATCAACAGAACATGAAAGTTATGGATGCAAAGATTGTTGGTATATCTGAAAAAGTTGAAGAAAGTGTAGAATACACCAGAGACATTAAAAATGGCTTAAAAGATGATATATTACGCATAGAGCAACAAACTGATAGAATTGAAGATATGGTGCGTAAATCCGAAGACAAAGTAAGGTCTATGATAGACGCTGCCGAGGTGCGCTTTGAAAATCAAAGAGAACGTGTTAGAGTATCCCAAAGTGGGTCAATGAAAGAACTGGAAGATAAGCTAATGGACAAGTTGCAACGCGCACTGGATAACCCTTTAGCAGATTAGGTGTATTATGGATGAATTTAAAAAATTTGATGTGGATGGTAACGGCACGATTGATCGTGAAGAATGGGATAAGCTTGAACTTGAAGATAAAAAGCGAAGGCTAGACGACGAAGACGCGCAAAGGGACGCTCAAAGGAGAATGACCTGGTTTGCTTTAACAGGTATGCTTTTATATCCATTTGCAGTTGTTTTAGCTGATTTATTCTCTTTAATCGAAGCCGCCAAGATATTAGGGTCAATGGCTTCTATTTATTTCGTGTCTGTTGCGGGCATTGTATCAGTATTTTTTGGAGCTAACGCATTAGCGAAAGGTAAAAAGGAATGATAGCAGGTTTAGGATTATTAGGAAAAGTCGCTGATTTAGCAGGGACAATGATTGAAGGCAAAACTGCCGTTAAGCAAGCTGAAGCGCAAACTAAAATGAAGATTGCAACTGGCGAGCTTGATTGGGATTTAGCCGCAATGAAAGCTTCTGAAAATAGTTGGAAAGACGAATGGATAACACTTCTCTTTTCGATCCCGTTAATTTTAGCGTTTTGCGGTGATTGGGGCAATCAAATTGTTGAAGCAGGATTTTTAGCGTTATCGAACATGCCAGGATGGTATCAATACAGCCTTGGGGGCATTGTAAGTGCATCAATTGGTATGCGCGGTGTTAGTAAATACTACGGGGGCAAAAAATAATGTCATTAGTTGAGAACATTAATAAGCGTAAGAAAAGCAAAACGTCGCGCTCCAAATCTAAATCAACTATATCTGATAGCGCATATAAGAATATGGCTTCTGGTTGGAAAAAAACTAAGAAGAAAAAGAAAACTGCCAAAAAGAAAAAGGGTTGAACCATGAGTGATGCAATGAAAAAACTTCAAGATAAAGTTGGAGTTGGCGCAGATGGACATTTTGGTAAAAATACAGCCAAAGCTATAGCGCAACATTATGAGCTATCAAATGAGCGAGCCGCGCACCTTATGGGTCAAGCGAGCCATGAAAGTGGCCATTGGCGGCATACCAGGGAAAATTTAAACTATAGCGCTGAAAGCATGATGCGCGTGTGGCCAAGTAGATTTCCTGATTTAGCCTCATGTGAAGGGTTAGCTAGAAATCCGAAAGCATTAGCTGAAAACGTATATTTTGGCAGACTTGGTAATGATACTAAGGAAAAAGCAAGTTTATACGTTGGGCGCGGATTTTTACAACTCACCGGCTATTCTAACGTCAAATCGTTTGCTAGTGACATGGGCTGCCCAGAAGTAATTGAAGACCCGTCTTTACTAGAAACAAATTATGCGTTTGAAACTGCTTTATGGTTTTTTAACAAAAATAAATTGTTTGATATAGCTGATGATGGTGTAAATGAAGAAACCATAAGAAAGATCAGTAAGCGTGTAAATGGCGGCTATCATGGGCTCAATGACAGGATAGAGCAAACAAATAAAATTTACGACTATCTAAATGGGTGAATTTAAACTTGTAAATTTTGCTTTTTAAATATACTAAAACTTGTGGGCTTTTCGGGCATGATTGGCCCACACGAAACTAATGAATAGTTTGATCATCTAACATGCTATCTTCATCTAATTCAATAATACATTCAGCCAAAGCTTGCATGACTGCATGTTTGCCTACAATCATTAATCTTTCTGCAATGTAATTACATAAATGCTCTAATTCATCATCTGCGTCTTGTGTATGTTCGCCGATAATGTCCAATGTTAGTTTAATTTTAAATTCAGACACTTGCTTAACCTTAAAGACGGGTTGTGCCGGGAGAAAGGAAGGAACTGGCACAACCCTAGTAAAGCGAGCGTTACACTTGAGCGAAAGTGTTAGGAGGAGGAGAAAAAGCTCGCTTAATTAACCATACTATAAAACTATTATATTTAGCAAGGTTCTGATACTTCAACAGCCAACGCAGCATACCCTGCCGCGTCAACACTGGAATCAATATGAGCACCATTTTTTAATCTAGCCATTTTTAGCAAAACCATCATATTACAAACATCAGTAGCGGTAAATTTATGGTCTGTATAAACACTCCATAATTCAGCTATTTTGTTAAAATTTTCTTTTGGCGTCCCATACACTTGTTCTCTATCGCCATTAATTAAATCTAAAGCTTCCATTAAAACATTTGATCTAATGTTTTTGTATTTTTTCATAATTGATCCCTTTGTTTGGCCTTGCCCGAATTATCTGTAAACCACATAAATCCATCATTGATTGCAATATGTCCAGAGCTTAACAATGATGTTAGCGCTTGTTTGTAAGTTGTTTTTGGATTTGACACGCTACTACATTTTCCAATGAAATGATCTTTAACTGTTTCTTCAGAAATACAATGATACATTCTTGGCTCTGGCCAACCAACTCCACCTGGATTTGGATTTCCTAAACCTTCTGATCTTAATTGCTTGAAGACACTCCTTAACAAAGTCTGGTTTTTACCTTTAATCTGCGGTCTATTAGCTTCCTCAATTTCTTCAGCAGAAGCTTTTTCTATTACGCATGTAGTAACAGGGTCGCCATCATCATCATGCCCAAGCTCTATAACTTTTAATTTAAAGCTAAATATCGTACCTGTTTCCATATCCCTTTGCTTGGTGGCCTTTGCAAATCTCATTCCAGTTTCTTCATTATAGTCTAATTCTATTTCGGTATCTGTTGCGGCTCGCAGTGAGCTATGCCCCCTTGCGCCTGCTGCTTTATCTTTACCAGAGTGATGTACTGTAGCTACGTGAGCGCCAGTTAATTCACGTAATTTATCACAATTACCTATAAATTTTGTCATATCTTCTGGGCTGTTTTCATTTGCCCCAGACATAGCTCTTGAAAGAGTATCAATAATTATCATCTTTACAGGCCCGTGTGAGCGTGCAACTTCCCTACACAATTTGCTTAATATGTTCATATCTACATCTGCATCAAGCATATTTACAGGTGATGGCCTAACAGCTAATTTTACGTCTTTATGGTCTATATAGTGTTGGCGCATAGCGACAACTCTATTATGGAACGCCATACCCCCTTCAGTAGCTAAATATAAAACACTACCGCCATTTACTTTGTTATTATTCCATGCCTCATTTGCACCAATATGCCATGCAATATCTAAAACAAAGAATGATTTACCGACGTTAGATGGCCCATAAATCACTGACATTTGACCTTCGCCGAACCAACCCTTCATTAAATAATTACTTGCC